CGGGCGCGTATAACCCAGCTTCACCGCCATAAATGGCCGCTGGCACATATCGCACGCCGTTAACCTCAACAGCGTAAATGGTTATGTCCGCCCCCTCAAAGTCGCCCTGATTGACGCCTCCCAAAAAGGGCGTTTTATTTAACGTTGTCTTGTTGACGTTGCCGCCGTACTTAACCCCATCAATCTCAACCGTGGAGCCGTGGCAGTGGAGGCGGTAGACAACGCCCGTGGTGATGGGAGCCGTGATGTTTTCACCGCACCAATCGAGGCGCATAAACGACCCGCTGCCGTTTATGAAGATGCCGTAGCTTGTGCCGTCAATGGAATAGCCGTCTTTCGCGCCCAGCAAACCAGCCCAGCCGTCAGGCATCGTATTGAGCGAAAATTCGAGTACAATGTCTGTGTCGGGTGTGCAGCTCGTCAGTGTTGGCATATCGATATAACTGCCGTCAGTGCTGACGTTCGTCAGCTGCGTATGCCCCGCGCCCTCAACGCGTGCGTCATAGTCAGCGTTTGACGGCTTGACAAGTTTGACCGCCGTGCCCTGCGCGGTGGGCGTGAATAACCCCTCGTAGGTGTTATGTGTCCACTTGCCCGCGCTATCCTCGGTGCTGGCGGCTATAAGTCCAACAGTGGCACCGCTATAGCGCGCGGGGCGGTAGATAATGCCATCGCTGTTATCCATAGTGGTTACAAAGGGGGCTCCGCTTAACGCTATCGCCGGCAGCGCGCGGTCGGCGATCAGCTGCACCTCGTGAAGTGTGCCCGCTGTGTCGCGGAAACGTGCCGTGCTGTATTGCTTTTGTGCCATAATTATTTGATTTTGCCGATTTTGTTGTTGTAGTTCCGCAGCACCCCTTGCAGCGTGGCGCCTGCAATTGTAAATGTCACATTGCCGCCCATCACAGACGAGCCGCCCCCGTCCAACAGGTTAAACAGCCGCCTTTGCTGCGAGCCGTTAAGTATCATTTCGCCCGCGTTCACGCGGGCGACAAGGTTATCGCCGTGGGCGCTGCCGCCAGTGATGACACCGCCATCGGCATAGCCGCCCATCGACTTAACGCCCGCCACCATCGTTGCCAGCTGCCCCAAACCTGTAAGGCCGAACGCCAGCCACGCCCACGGGCCTAACTTACCAGCGTTGGCGGTTGCCCACGCATAGCCCTCAACCATTTTGGCGATAGCTGCCGCCATCAATCCAGCCACATTGATAGCCGCGCCAGCGGAGCCGCCCACGGCTGACGCCATCGAGCTGAATGCCGTTGCCGCCTCGCTGGCTGCCGCCCGAAGTCCTTTTGTGTCGTCCAGCAGTGCGTTGCTTTTGATTGCCGCGGCGCCTATGCTGTCGCCGCTCTCTTTGAGCGAGTTTGTGATGCCGTCGGCAATGGCCTTGCCCATTTCCTTGCCTATCTTTCCAGCGTCGACCGCTGTGTTTATATCCTCAATCGCAGACGCTGCCAGCTGGCGCATAGAGGTGATGCGCGCCGCTATGTCAGAGATGCCCGCGGCGGTGCGCACGCCTGCCCCGCCTATCGCCCCAGGGCGCACAAGCGGCTGCGCGGTGCTGGCCAAGCCTCCGTTGCGCGCGGCCTGCCACGCCTGAGCGCTTTTGACGGCTGCCTCCATCGCCGCTTTGAGGCCGTCGGCTTTGGTCTTTGCCTCGCCCAGCTTTGCCGCCAGCTGGTTAAAGGCATCAGTATTCGGGGCGGTGTTATCGAGCTTCTTTTGCATCGCCGACACCTCATCGTTGGCCGCTTGCAGCGAGCCAGCCACCGCGGCCACCTCGGTTGTTGTGCTGGTATGGCCGCCCGTGGTTCCGCCGCGGCCACCGCTGACCGCGTGCGGTGTCGGAATGGTCGTTTTGCCCCCGTTTTGCCGCTTTACAGCCTCCGCCCACGCGGCGGGGTTGTTCTTCTTGAAGTCGGAGCGTATGTCGTTAAGTATGTCCTTTTGCTCGTTGAGGACAACGGCTTGCCGCTGGTAGGCGGCCACCTCGTTTTGGCTGTTGACTGTACGCTGGTGCTGGTTGGCCACGACAACGCGCTGCGCTGCCGTCTGCTTGTTCTCAGCATCAACCGTAAACGAGCCATAGGTGCTTGTGAATGTCGTTGTGCCGCCCTGTGGCATTGACGCCAACTTGTTGCGCGCGCCCTGCTCCACACGCTGACGGCGTTGCAGTTCGTTCTGCGAGCGGCGCAAATTAATGTTATTCTCGACCTCCTTTGCGGCCAGCTTTTCGGCCTCCTTCATCAGCGCCAGCGCGTAGGCAACATCGTAGAGGCTGTCGGCGTATTTGTCGGCCTCATCGGCCGCGGCGGCAAAAGAATTGCTTTGTCCGTCTATTTTTTTACTCACATCGGGCACGAGCTGCTTAACCGTGTTCAGGGCGGCCTGCTTGTCCTTGAGGCTGGCGGCATTGTCGCGCAGTGTGGCGCTGGCTGTCCTCAGCGTTGCCACCTCCTTGCCCACGTCAGAGGACACCGACCGCGCGCTTTCGGCCAAGCCCTTTTGCACGCCCGCAACAGCCTCGGTCATTGTCTTGCTCAGCTGCATAGCCGCCAGCTGCTTTGCCTCCTCATCGCGCATTTTCGCATATTGCACGACCGCGCCAGCGGTTGCCGCTGTGAGCGCCAGCACTGCCGCGGCGGCCACGCCAACGGCGGAGGTTTGCAACGCCCTGTTAAACGCCACGTGGGCGGCTGTCACGCCTTTGATGGAGGCGGCCAAACCTTGCGCCCCCGTGGCCATGCCCGTGGCCGCGTTGACAAACAGCAGCATTTTTTGTGCCGTCTCGTTGTTCTCACCGCCCAGCAGGGCAACAGCGGAGGTCGCCACGCTGGCGGCGCTCGTTACGCCCGTCAGCGCGGTGCTGGCCGCGTCAATCATCGGCGTGCGGCTGGCGTAGGCGTTTGTAAGGTTTTTATAACCCTTTTCAGCTCGTTGCGCTTGTGCCGTCACTTGCGCCATCTTCTGACGCATAGCGTCCAAATCAGATTTAGCCACGCCAGCAGCCGCGCCATCCTTTAACAGGCGCTGGAATTGCCGCCCCATCTGCATTGCACGCATGCCACTTGTGGCTATGCGGTCAAACTTGCTGCGGAGGTCATCCAGCGGCGTTGCCGCCCGTGTGGTTGCCTCCAGCTCGTTGCGCACATTCCTAATGGCCTTGCTGGCGTTGTCCTCGGCTCTCAGCCGTAACGTATAGTCGTTTGCCATAGCTCTGTAATTCTTTAAGTCGTTTTTTGTCTGCCGCGGTCAGCGGCTTTCGCTCCATCGCCGCTGTTTCAGCCTCCCACGGCAGCGGCATAAACTCGTTAAGCGTTGCCCACTTGTTCTTCGCCCACGGGGCGGCGGCGGTGGCGGCAACGAGCCGCGCCTGTTCCCAGCTGTCGCGGTGTGCGAGGTGGGCGAATTTGAACGCCGCCGCAATCTCATACCAGCGCATATCGTCCAGCACGTAGGCGGGCGGCATTCCCAGCCTCAACACCAGCGTGGCATATATCTCAGCAACGCTTAATTTTTTTTTTCGCCTGTGCCGTCCTCCTCGGGGGTCTCCAACTTCTGCCGCGCCTGTGCAGCGTTAAGCACCGCCGTCAGTTCCTCAAAGAGTTGTGGGCGAGCGTCCAGCGCGTCAATGAATTTATCCCATGTCAGCGAGGTGTCGGGGTTCGCCGCCAGCAGCATTGAAAACAACAGCACATAATTGTCGGTGATGGTGTCGACAGAAAAGGCCTTGCCCGTGATGCTCTCAAAGATGAACAACGCGCGCAATGTGTAGCGCAGTTTAAGGCTTTCGCCGTTGATGATGATAGTCTTTGCCATAATTTGAATTAATTTGAAATCATAATGTCGGTATAGCTGCAACCGCTGCGCACGTTGCTTGTTCGCTTGATGGTCTCCGCGTCTTGCAGTAGGTTAAAATCAGTGTTGGCGCTCAGCCACTCGCAAAGCTCCACCAGCTGCGATTTGCCGCTGGTGAAGTAGACAAAGCGGCAGCCGCGCAGCGCCAGCAATATGTCAAGATAGGCCGTCAGCGGCCAATAGCGCCCGCCCTTGTAGCTGCCCGCCTGTGTGGTCAGATATGGCGGGTCGCAGACAAACAGCGTGTGCGGGTCTCGGTGGCGCTCGTGGAGTTTGCTCCAATCTTCGCATACCACCTCCAAGCCATCGAGGTAGCCATCAGCGTTGTAGTCCGTGCGCGGCGTACAGTTATACCACGGGCGCTGGTGCTTCAGCTCGTACAGCGTTGAGGCCGTGCGGCCGCTGAAAAGCACGGCCGCGCCTATCGTGAGAAAGTCGGTTGCGCCGCTGCGCTCTATCATCTTCAAAGCCGTGTCGCGCACGTTGTCGGGAATGCGCCCGTCAGGTTCAACGCACGCCAGCACCGCGCGCAGCTGGCCAAGCAGTTTGTTGGTTGCTGGAATAGCGGCCAGCCGCTGCGAGTAGCCGTCATAGTCGTTGTAGATCACGCGGCATTGGGGCAGCGTGTCCTTGGCAATGCGGCTAAGCAGGCCGCTGCCTCCGAAAAGGTCGACAATGGTGTCTATGTTGTCGGCGCGCTGGCGCAGCACCTCCGCAAACTTTTTCGCAAAAAAACGCTTGTTTCCCATAAATGGCAGAGGCGGCGAAGTCCATTTTTTTATGTTCATAATCTGAGATTAAAAAAGCCGCGGCAACAATTAAGCGGCCGCGGCTGGTTGGTCATTCTGTTTACTCGGCAACCATTTTAAGCTCGCCCACGCCCGAAAGTTCTACGCTGTAGGTTGCGAATTCGCCGTTGGGCGCTTGTAGCTCTAACTTGGTGATTATCGCCTTGCCCGTGTATTTAGGCACTTTGGGCGTCCACGCCTTGTTGGTCTCTGTAACGTCCGAAACATCGTTGACGGTTTCGGTTTTGGCCGCGAATACGGCATCTATCGGAGTGCCAGCCATCATCGCGTCATATATGTCGCTGTATGTGCTGTTGTCGTCAGCCTTGCCGTTGGTGTCGCTGACGCAATAAAAGTTATCGCTGGTGGCCGTCCAGCTAAGCATTTTAACTTCCTCGGCAGCCCATTTGCCGCCGCCCTCGTCCTTGTTGCTCGTGTCTTGTGTTTCGGCGGTGATGCTCAACGTGTGCGAAGTGGCGAAAGCAAGAGCCTTGCCGCTGATAAAAAGCATAAGGTCGCCGCCCTTCACTTTGTTTAATTTTTGTGCCATAATAGACTAAAATTTAATGTTTGTAAAAATGTGTCGTTATACCACGCCTCCGCGGCGCTGTCGAGCCTTATGTCGTCGATATGTTCGGTGGTGTGGTTTTGCAGCGCTTCAAGCGCCGCCGTGGCTGCCTCAACGCTGGCGCGGTAGTTGTCGGCGGCAACGGTCACCGCCACCGACACGCGTTGCTCGCTGCCGTCCTTGTCGCCAGCCGCGGCCGTGCCGCTGCGCTGGTAGACAACAAACGGAAAGGTCGTGCCCTCATCGGCTATCATCGGGTAAATTTTATCGCCCACGATAGCGGTTAACTCCTTGCTTGCTTTCAGCAGGGCATAAACCTCCGCCCCTATGCCGGTAACGCTGTTTGCCGTGTTCATCGCTGTAACTGCTTTAACGCCCTGTCGAGCGATTGTGTGATAGCCTCCGTTATGCGCCCCTCGTTGCCGCGAGCCGCCGCGAAAAACCGCAAAGCCTTTATGCCGCCGCGGTCGGCTCCTTTGCGCGTTTTTCGTCTGCCAGCCGCAATGCCCATTTCAAACCATTTCAGGCGATAGTCGCCCATAATGGAGACCTTGACCTCGGCCAGCTGGCGGTCAACCTTGACGCGAACGCCGCGGGCCATCGCCTTTGGATTGCGCGGGCTTGTGCTTTGCGCCTTTGGCAGCCGTGCCAGCAGCGCCTCAACGGTCATCTGCTGCAACGTCCTGCCACCCTCAGCAAGCGCGTCAAGCACTATGCCGCGGCCTCCCACGGTCGCCGCCAGCGTCTTGTCAAGATTTTCTATAGCGTCAGCCATCACTCGTTAATTAACTCGGTTATTACACGTTGCCGCTGCTCGTGCGGCTGCGGCTCTATAAAGCGCACGCGGTAATGACGCCCCCGCCACGTTATGCGGTCGGTGTCGCGCACATCGTGATATATGCGGAGCGTGAACGTGCAGGCGTGCGCCCACACCATTTCGCCATTTTCCGCGGCCCTGTCGCCGCTGGCAAACTCCACCCGCGCCCGTGTGGTCGTCACAACCTCCCACGCCAGCTCGTTGCCGCCGTAGCCGCTTCGACTGATTGCGGGGCGCTCAATAGTCACAACCTCGGTTAAAACTCCTGCTCTCATCTTATGGGCAATATTGTTTGCGATAAAGTTCAAGCAGATAGTCCAGCGTGTGGGGCACGCTAACGGCAGAGGTATAGGCCACGGGCTCGCGGTTGGCGTAAAAGTTGCCGACCAGCAGCAAAACGGCCTGTGCCAGCGTGGGCGGCAGCGCCCCAGCCACAAGCGTGTCGCTAAGCGCAACGCCTATATGGCGGGCGATAGCGTCTTCCGCTGCGGCTATTAGGGCGGTGATGTAGGCATCATCGCCCGTAAAGCTGCTGTCTACTTGCAGGTGCTTTTTTGCTGCGTCAAGGGTTGTGTACATAACCGCGGTTAGTCAGCTTTGAGCACGCGGGCGCTGAATGCCTCAGCACGGCGCGGCTTGGCGTCAAAGTATGCGTTAATTACAAGCCTGACCATGCCGCTTGCGGCCTGTGTGTAGGGGTCTACAGTCAGGTCGATAGCTCCCCACTGCGCAATAACGTACTCGCGCCAAGCGCCAAGCACAACGCCCTTTCCGCTCATTGCAGAAGTCGAGTGTACGGGGAGCCCATCAACCTCGCCATCGGTCATGATCATACGAAAATCGCTCTTTGTGCCGCCCAGCGCGGTAGTCTTGAGCGTGGCCTTTGCAGCGGGCGAAACGATAAACGCGAGGTCGCCGTAAACATTCTTGGCCTCCAGCGCCGCCTCCATCGAGATGATGTCGGCATAAGTGATTGCCGCTTGGTCGGCGGTTACGTCATTCAGCAGGCCAGCGGGCTGCGTTGCACTGCCAGCGGCAGCACCCAAAATGGTTTGCTCCAGCTTCTCGCTGATAGCGTTCACAATGTCGCGGCGCAGCATCTCTTCGGCGCTGTTGCTGTCTTGGATTAAAAACTGCTTGCTCACGTCCACGTAGGCGGTTAAGCGTTTAGGACTGAGCGACACCTCGCTCCAGCTGCCTGCACCGCTGGTGGCTGCGGCGGTTTCGCCAGCCCACGCCACGTTGGAGCCGCTATACTTTGGGATTTGGACGTTTCCGACCAGTCCTGTCATCAGCGTTGCGCCTGCCTTTGTAACGGCCATATTGGCGCGCAGAGGCTCTAAGATGCCCAGCACGTCAGTAGCAACGTTCTCCTTGCCGCCATTATGGCTCGTGCTATCGCCATTGTTGCCAGCAGTGATAACATTGTCGAGCGCGCGAGCTTCGGTGGGCAGCACCAGCTGACCGCTATAACTTTGGCCGCTCTTCCTCATTTGTGCGATGCCCTCCTCAACCACTGCGGCGGCTGTGTCGTCCAGCGGGCGGGCGTTGGCAATGTCGTTGATTGCGCGCAACAGGCTGAACGGCTTGCCAGCCTTGCGAGCCTCGCCAGCGGGGCGGGCGTTGATGCTGCGCTGCATCTTTTCAATCTCCGCGTTAATGTCGGCCATGTCCTTGCAGAGGGCGTTATAATGTCTCTGCTCGTCATCGGTCAACTTGCGCTGCTCTTTCTGTGCAGTTTCCAGCACCTGCTGCGCCTGTGTGCGCAGCTTCTCACGTTTTTCAATTAATTCTAAACTCGTCATAATTGCTTACATTTTAGCTTGTTGTAATACTCTGTTAATTCTTTCTTGTCGGCTGCTTTGCGCTCCTCCAGCAAGTGTCGGGCGCTCACGCTCGTAGCCTCGTAGGCTGGCTGATAGACGGGCGAAACGTCATAGAGTTCAGCGACTTTCAGGATTGTTCGCAGATACGTGCCATCGGCCTGACGCTCCCAGTGGTCATCGGCCACCGCAAAGCAAAACGAGCTTGCGGTGATGTCGCCGCGGCGCACGCCCTCCAGCACCTCATCGCCCAGCGGAGTGGCGGGCGCGTCAAACTCGTAGCGCAGCCCCTTGTCATCAACCGCCAGCGCCAGCGTGCCAGCGCCGCGCTTGGAGCGTGCCAAGCAGCCGCGCGAAAGGTCGTGGTCAAGCACGGCGAACACATCTGATGAGGCGATGACGCCATCGAACGCCGCGGGGTCTATGACCTCAACAAAGCCGCCCAAATCCTCGCTGCGGCTGTTGAACACAGCGGCATAGCCAACGAGGTGGCGATTTTCAGCGTTTGCCCGCAATTCAGCAAGGCAGTGTCTAACTTCTTTTGCCATAGTGTTTTATTTACCATAACCCCGTTTTGTAATACAACGCCAATGGTTAAACAAAGTTAATCAGTGGTATTTTATCACGGGTTTATTTGCAAGTAAATAAAATCCATTGTATATTTGCAAATGCAAAACAGAAACAAACAACAATTAAAACTAAAAGATTATGGCAACAAACAAAACAATTGTAGCATTTCACATTCACCGCGGCGGCCACTTCAACAACGCAGGCCACTATGATTACATGAGTGATATTAAGAACTTCCAAGACCTGCTTGGGGTGTGTGGAGATAACGAAATCTTCTTCAATGATACAGATCCCGAAACAGACAAGCCGCTGACGGCGGCAGAGCAGACGATAACCGATGGCAGCGGCAGAGTATTGGTCGAGGGGGCTGACGCAATCAACGCAGAGGTCGGCTTCTTGGACTTTGACGGTGAGTATGACAGCTATGACGTGTGCTACATAGTTAATTGCAGCGAGCGCGAGGAGGCGGCATTATTAACCGCCTACAAAGCGGGCGAGGTGAGCAAATGGGACGACCGCCACGACAGCATTAAGGAACATCTCATCGACAAAGGCTTGATTATTGACGAAGAGAAGTTTAGCAACGCGCTTTGCGGCGACAATGGCGGCGCGTGGATAGCCGAAAGCGATGATGATATGCTGCGCGTTGCTGACACGTGGACAAAAGGTTATGTGACCTGCTATGAGCCCGCCGACGGTGAGGACTTTGACTTCGCCTGCTCGCAGGTGGACGCAGACCCCGCAAAGGTTAAACGCATTTATGGCATAGCAGAAGATGGCTCGCTTGATGACACTTTATTTGTCGCGCTTAGCGAGGACGTAGACTGATTATTAACCACGGGCGGCAACCCGCCGCCCATATTTTTTAACGATATGACAAACGAAGACTTAACAGCGCGCACGGCGCGCATAGCAAAAGCGCTGGTCGAGGCGCGCAACGCAAAGGGCTTATCGCTTAAAGCGCTGCAAAAGGCAACGGGCATCAATGATAGCAATTTATCGCGAATTGAACGCGGCGTGCTAATGCCGCAAATAGACACCTTAATCCGCATTGCTGATGTGTTAGGCATTAAAAGCATAGCGCTGTAAAAAAAATCACAGAAAAGACAAAAAAAGGTAGCAAATCACTTGTATATTTACAAACGATTTGCTACCTTTGTAATGCGGTCAGAGAGACAAGCCGCACGCGGCAAATCAGCCCCCATAAGCGCTGAGTGTTAACCCCCAAAAAATAAAAAAAATGGAAATAGAAATAACATTTTTTTGGGGGGTCTTAAAAATCAAAATCAGCAAGAAAAAAATAAAAGCTGATTTTTGACCCCTTGGGGGCGTGGGTTGCAGCCGCGCCCCCTCGGTGGTTTTATAGGGCAAATATAGCGACTTTTGAGCAAACCGCAATGGCTGCGGCTACTTTTTAACACGCGCCAGCGCAAAGCCAGCCATCACGCACGCGCACGCGCCGGAAAGGATACAGGCCACACGCAGCGGCCATTGCCACCACGGGGCGCTGTTGCGCTGCTCGGTGGTGCTTGTGAGCTTCGCCGCGTGCTGCTGCGTGTGGGCGCTGCTGGACGCCTCCACACGCACGGTATCGCGGGCGGTGTGCCAGCGGTCGCGCACAATGTAGCGAGTGACCGCCCCTGTGCTATCAACCACAACGCGGGTAGTATCGAACACCCGCACAGTGTCCACGCTGGCGGTGTGGGTGTATAGCCGCACAGTGTCCACGCGGCGCAACGTGATTGTATCGCGCATAACGGCCTTAATTGTGGCGCGGTGGGCAACACACCCACACAACAGCAGACAAGCCGCCAGCGCGGCTAAAACAAGCCCTAAACGCTTCATAGCGCATAACGGCTTTGCAAGTCGTTAATCTCTGCGCGCTGGCTCTCTCTCTCGCTGTGCAGCTTGGCAATGTCGTATGGCATTGTGCCGCCCGTGGCCTGCGCCTCAAAGCACTTGATGACCTTGTAGTCGTTGGCCCTCAACGCCTCCTCCAGCTCGGCAATGCGCTGCCGTGCCTTGTCCTCGGCTGTCGGCTCGGTGGCCGTGTCCTCTGTTAGCACCCACCCCTCAGCGGCCATCTGCTCGGCCGTGGGGTTGAAAATCTGCCGCCCGTTGGCGGTGATGAGCGGCTGCGTGAACCGCTCGCCCTCTCTCTCGTAGTGTGTCATAGTATGTTAAATCTTTTAATGTCGAGTTCTCGATTTGCCGCCATCTCGTCTTGCGAGAGGCAGCGGTTGTATATGCGCAGGGCATAAATGCGCAGCGTGTTGCCGCTCGACACGTCGCCAAATAGGATTTGTCCGTCCGTCTCGGCCATATCTGCGTTTCGGGCCCCAGGCCCGCTCTGCCAAGCCTTTTTTTCGTCATAGCGATATGACCACGCCCCGCTCTGCGTGTCATTCTGCCAAATCTGATAAATGCTCGGCTGGCTGGCGTCATCGGTCGGCACAACAGATACCAACGTGGGCAGATTGACGTATGCAATGCCGCTACCTGACGCCTTGTTGTATGCTAAATACAAAAAATTGCCGAAAAACAATTCCGGCTGATACGGCCACGGTGCAGTTTTCGACCTGTAAATGATGCAATAACCCGTCATACTCACAACTACCTCTACGGTTACAAGCAGCGGGTGCGGCACAACGCCCGTGGTATAGTTGTCTGACGTTGTAAAGGCGCAGCAGTGGTTAACCTCGTCATAGGCCGTTGCGCTCCCTTGTATCATATCATTTCCGCTGCCGCTGAGGTCTTTCCACACGCCACCGCTGGGCGGCTGGTATCCGTCAAAGCACAGCACGAGGCCGTCACGCACGTAGCCGTCTATCACGCTCGGTAGCGGCTTGCTCATTAAAAATCTCCTTAGCTGGCTCATAGGCTACTCCCCGTTAAACTCTGCCGCAATGGCGAGGTTGTCAACTATGCTAATCACGTAGCGCTTGCCCTCGTCAAACGAGGGGGTGAACGCCCACTTCAGCGCAGCGGGCAGCGAAACGTTGCAGCTCGCCCCCGCAACGAAGTCAAGCACGTACTCATCGGCCACGCCCCCGTGGGCGCTGAAGTCGCTGCCGCTCGTGCCATCAGAATAAAAAATCGTGTCCACGCTCACAGCGTCAACCGTGGCAGCCTTGTAGTACTTGTTTGGATAAATCGCAGACAATACAAGTTGGGCGCCGCTGACAACCTCTATCGGATAGCCCAACGAGGTTATGCCGCCACCTCCGCCGCCTTGTAGCTCCTTTAATGCGGCCTCTACCTGTTTTTTGAGGTCGGCCAGCGATATGTCCCCGCCGTTCTGCTGGCAGTCGCGCAGGTAGTAGTCAGTAGCTATTACGGCGGTGCTGTTATACCGTCCATCGCTATATGCCGCGTCATCGCTGTAATAACGCAGCGCGTAGCATATAACGCCGCTGGATAGCTTTGCGAGGGCGGCGGCTTCCAAGTGGAGCGCGCCACCGCTGACGCTCGCAGTAAGCTGCGCCGTGCCATCTGTCATTACTATTGCCTCAACGGCTTTTGCGCCGCTCGGCAGCCCCGCAATTTGCAGGGTTAAATCATCGCCTCTGTATATGTCCATTTTCAAACGTTGTTAGTGGTTGTGTTGTTGCCGCCCGCGGGCGTGCCTTGCGCTCCATCAGCGCCATCAGCGCCAGCGGTGGCCGCGCTTGCAGCGTTTGCCAGCGTCTGCAAATTGACTTGCACGAATGCGTTGTCGCCCCCCTCCAGCGCGGTCATGTCCAACTCGCGGCGTATGTCGTTCACAGTCATAGCGCCAATGTTGAAGAGGGTGTTAAAGTAGCTGGCCAGCTCTGATTTGTTCACGCGCAAAATTGGGGTCGTGTCAAAGCGCACCTGCACCACCTCCTTGTCGGCGGGGGTGTACAATTTCCGCTCGATTTCTTGCTCTATTTTCTCGAGCAGCGGCGCCAGCGTGTCCGTTAAAAACGCCAGCTGCGTAGCCTCAACGGTGCTGTAACTGCTATTGCTCAGGTCGAATGCCTTAACAGGGCTGACGCCAAAAAATCGGCATATATCAACAACGTTGTATCGCCTTGTCTCCAGCAGCTGCGAGTCACTCGGGTTGACGGTGATGGGCTGGTATTGCGCGCCGCCGTCCAGCACGGTGACGCCCCCAGGGGTGCCCGTGGAGGGCGCGAAAGCGTTCATCCAACTCTCCTTGAACTCCGTTTTTCTTTCGGGCGTGAGCGGCTTGTCGGTCTTGATGATGCCGCTAAGGTTTGCACCGCCCTCAAAAAAACCGCGGGCGTTGCTCTCGGCATAGCCGCTCAGGGCTATAGCGTCACACGCATAGGCAAGCGTGCTAATACCCGTGATGCCGTCACGGGTGAAGTTGAGCAAGTGGAGCATGTTGCAGGCCTCAACATTGTTGCTAAACCCCGTAACGGCATAGGCGGTGGGCTCATCGAGCCGTTGAGGCGGCAGAATGGTCACGAGCTCGGACGGCAGGAAGTACAGCGCCACGGCGTTGCCGCGGTCGTCCCGCTTGATGTAGGCGTAGCCGTTGCCCTCCAGCAGCATTGACGTCACCAGCGCCTTAATGAATGTGTAGCGCGTCATATTACAGTTTGGCTCAGCGTTTAGCAGCCTGTATGTCGGATGCTCGCGCCATCGGTGGCGGTAGCCCTCCGCGTCCACCCTGTATGGCTCGAGGGGCAATTGCGCTATGCTGTCACTGATAACCTCAACGCAGCGGTATACGGCGGAAAGCAGCAGCGCCTTATTGCCGCGGTAGCTGCCAGCCGCGAACGGCAGACCAAGCGCCGCGGTGGCGAGGCCGCGCGCCTCTTTTTTTTTGTTGAAAAACTTGAAAAACTTCATATCGTCAAACTTTAATAGCTATAATAGTCCAAATACAGGCCTAACGCCTCAATCATCGCGATAACGCCGTCAATCTTCTGCGGTATCTGCTTTTTCGCTGGTTTGGCGTTGTCATTGTGGTCAACCTTTAACGCCACATTGGCGAAGTTCCAGCGCGTTATCGGGTTGTTGTCGATAAGCGCTTTGCCGCTCAGAATTGACCGCTCCAACTCCTTTGTCGGCTTGTTGAAGTTTCCCAGCGCTTGGCTATACTCCTGTAACGGCAGCCCCCGTTCGGTGGCGTCTATCGCCCATTGCGTGGCATTCCACTTGTCGTAGGCTATGCCCATAACACGCACAATCCTGTTGAGGCGCAGCAGGTCGGCAGTTATGTAGTCATAGTCAACCACATTGCCCGAAGTGATATGCAGCCAGCCGCGCCGCGCCCATTCGCGATAGAGCTCGCGGTTATACTTGTCGGTTAGGCAGCTCTCTGGAAGATAATACCAAACCTTGTAACACATCATCTCGCCCTCCTCAACCATCATTGCAACGGCGGTTAAGTCGCTGACGGCTGACAAGTCCACGCCAATGTAGGCGGGCTTGCCGCGCCACTGCTCCACATCCAGCGGGGCGCTTTGGCGCATAATGTAGGCATCGGGGATCCACACGTTCTCGGCATCGCACCAAACGTTCAGCGTCTTTGTCTTCACGCCAACCTCCTCGCTTGGGTTGTTTTTCGCGCTGGTCACCTGCTCGGCCACGTATTTGGGATAAACCGTCACCCCCAAGTTGGGGGTCGCCTTCACCCACACCGCGGGGTCTGTCCAGTCGTCGCCCTCGTCCAGCGCGTAGACGATAGCGAAAAACGCATCGTCCTTTTTCAGCCCGTTAAGCACCTCCATAGCTGTTGTACGTAGCTGGTAGCAGGGGCTTGTGCGGTCAAAGCCCGCGGTCGTGATGGTGCAAAGGTGGGGGTTGGCGCGCTGCCCCATTGACGACTTGATGACGTCACGCACGGCGCTGCTTTTGGCGGCGTGGTACTCGTCAATAAGGCCAAACGAGGCGTTGAAGCCGTCAAGTTTGGAGTCGTCAGCGGCAAACACCTTTAGCGTGCTGGCGGTGCTGTCGACCGCTATGTTGTCGCGGTAAACTCTCAGCAAGCGCCCCTTCGTGTCCAGCTGCTTTGCAAAGGTCTTGCAAAAGGCATAAGCCACTTTTGCCTGTTCCTTTGAGTTGGCCGCGAGGTCAACCTCCGCGCCAGCTTCGCCGTCAGCCACAAGAAAATACATACACAGCGCGGCGGCCAGCGCCGTTTTTCCGTTTTTCCGGCTCACCTCTATGTAGCTGCTGGTAAAGCGGCGCGAGCCGTCAGCGCGCCAATAAAACCCCACGATATTTGCCACTATAAACTGCTGCCACGGCTCTAACAGGAACGGCTTGCCGCTGGCGTTGCCGCGGAAGTGTTTAAGCAGCGCTATAAAGCGCAGGGCGCGCGCCACCTTGTCGGCCTTGAAGTCGAGGTCGGGGCGGCTCAGGTCAGACAAAAAGCGGCGGCAAGCAAGCCGCGCAGGCTCACCCGCCACCGCATCGCCCTCCGCCACCGCGCGGGCATAGGTGATATATTTCGCTTCATCGTCAGCCATTGCCGCCGCCCATCATAAATGCCTCCAGCGGGTCGGGCTTGTCCGCCTCTCCGCTCAACTTTGGCACGGCCTCGCGGTCTTTCACCGTCAAGCCGAATTTGGCCATCACGTTAGATGCTTGGACTTGTGCCTTGAATGCGATATTGACCGCGGGGTGAATGGCGTTGTCGAGCATTATGCCGTCCTTGGCCACCTGCTTTGTCGCCCTTATGAAAATATCTATATCGCGAGCCAGCATCAGCAGCGCAGCCTCGTCCACGCGTTCCAGCGCGCCACGCTGGCGCAGACGCTTAATAACTTGCTGCATATATGCCGCCGCCTCGGTGTCGAGGTCTGTCGGTAACTTGAATTTTGCCATAATTGCTGTTTTTTGAGTTATACATCGCCGCCCATCAGGCTGACGGCAACGCATATCGCGGCCATCAGCGTCAGCAGCGTTAAAACCAAAGCAAGCGCCCCCGCCGTGCCGTCAGCCAGCGGGCAATCGTAGCAGCCGCGGGGGGCGCGCGTGCAAGTGTCGCAAAAGCCGTTCATTTGCGGCTGGCGACCTCCTGCGCATACTCCTTTGTCGCGTCAAAGCACGGACAAGCCTTTGCGGCATAGTCGCGGTGGCCGTGTATCGATTTTATGGTCGGGTAGTAGGCCACCAGCTGGCGTATAATGCGCAGCAAGCCCACCTTTTGCAGCGGCGTGCGCGTGTCCTTTGGGGTCTTGCAGTCACCCGCCACGCCGCCAACGTAGCACACGCCAATGCTGTTCGCGTTGTGCCCTTTGCAGTGGGCGCCCACTTTGGCCACGGGGCGCCCGTTGTGGACGCTTCCATCGCGGTAGACGACAAAGTGATAGCCTATGCCGTCAAAGCCGCGGTGGCGGTGCCATTCGTCTATCTGCTTAACTGTGTAGTCCACGCCCTCGGGGGTGGCTGTGCAATGCACGATTATTTCGTTTATTGTTCTCATTTGCTTTTGTCGTTTTGTTGTTGTTTAATCCATTCATCCACCTCTTTTGCGAGGTTTAAGCCGTGCGTGCGGCCTTTTCGGTGCAAAAATGCGTGATGCTCTTTGCAAAGTGATATTAAATTGTCCCAGTCGTAGGCGTGGGCAAGCTGCGCCGCGCCCGTGTAGTTGGTAAAGCTGTCGCGGTGATGCACATCCACCGCCGGACGTAGCACTCCCAGCGCAAAACAGAACTCGCACAGCGGGTGGTCTGCGATATATTGCTGGCGCAGCCGCTGCCAGCGGCGCGAGTTGTACACGGTCGAGGTCTTATCGCTTGCGGCCTCGCGCGGCCTTTTTGGGGCTTTGTTCAGATATGGCATATTCTTTCAATTCATCGAAGTCAAAAATACTACTTTGCGGCTCGCTGCCGTCCTCCTCGTCTGTGATGGAGGCCGTGACGGCCTCGTTTAGAACCACCGCGCGGCGGTCGTCAAGCGTGTAGGACAACTTAACGCGGCGGTATTCGGCCACGAAAGCAGACACGAAGTCAGCGGGGGGCGACCATTTTGCCGTTATGCGCAAATAGGTATCTTGGTAGCTGTCGCGGTCGGCATCCGTGCGGACAAGCCGCGCCCGCAACTCGGCATCGTGGCGCGCCATAGCCGCGGCGGCGGCCTCGTTGACCTCCGCCTTGGCTATCGCAGCCGCCATCCTCCGCGCGCTATCTCGGCCTTTTGTCGTACTCATCGCAGAAACGTTTGACCGCATAGCGCACAATGGTGCTTTTGGTCATTTTCAACTCCGCGGCGGCCTTTTTCAGGCGGTCGCCGTCAGCCGCTTGCAATCGCACGTTAACAGTAGTGTCTTTGTTCATTCGAGTTAAATTTTGGGTTAAAAATCATCTGTCTACTTCCATTGCTGGCGCAACTGCTTGTCGGCCTCGCGCCGCTGCTGCTCTTGGCTTATCGCAGCCGCCCACCTGTGCAGCTTCGCCGTGCTGGCGGTGGCCACATCGGGCAGCGTGCCCGCGGCGCGCTCCACCTCGTTGTCGTGCCACTGCTTGACTATCGCCGCGGCCACCACAAGCCAGCCGGCAAAGCCGCTTAGCACAAACGCGGCCGCGCAGCCGCAACGGACTGCCACCTCGTGGCCGTTGTCGCCTCTCATAATCTCACTTGTCAGCGCCATGCACAGGCACACATTCACCACGATACTGCAAGCGTATAAAGTTAGCAAAATATTCATTGTAAATCAAGTTTTTAGTGGTTAAAAGTTAAAGTGTTACAAAAGGCATCTCTTTGCCGCGGAGCACGGCCTCCTCGTAGTCGGGCAAGCGCTTGCCCAAACCGCGCGCGGCGTTCAGCCATTCGGCTGTGAGCTCCCAGCGGTAGCATCGCGCGTTGTGGCAATACAACTCCGTGCGGCTGCCTACGCGCTGCGCAAACGCTATTTGCGCAGCCGTATCCATCGCGGCTGCCATCGAGCCGTAACCGCTGCACTTCAACTTTTTGTCTGTAAATACTGCAAATCTTATTTCGTTCATTATTTTTTTCGTTTTAAGCGTTTATTTTTTCTTGTTTGATAAGTTACACGTTTGGGCGGTCGAATGCCCTGTAGCGGCTTCTTTGGCCGCTCAAACGCTATTTTGCGGCCTGACGGGCAACCGCGGCAAAGCGCCGCGCCAATCTCATTACATCGGTCTTGCTCGCCACCGCCGCTCCCTGTGCGGCAATTTCCGCCAGCGCAGAGGCGACAAAGCTGCGCGCCTCAACGGCTGACGTGCGCCCCAAGTAGTTGCATAGCTCTGTAGCAATGCTTTGGTCGGCCTGCAACTCCGTCAGCGACCGCGGCTCGCTGTCGGCTCGCAATTGGGCGGCCACCCACGATTGAGGACTGCTGTAGGGTATCTTTCGGGCGGCGGCATAGTCGCCCCAACTGATGCCGCCCTGCGCGTGCTCCTTTTGCTTGGCTGTGTGCGCGGCGCGTGCCGCGTCATCACGGGCGCTGGCCACCATCCGCGCATAGTTCGGGTATTCGCGCTGGAGCACCTCCAGCACTTTGTTGGGCGTGGCGGTCTTGCTGTAAATGGCGTAGTGCCGTGACTTGACCCACCACAGCGCGGCCAGCAGCACGCCCAGCGGCAGCGTGCGCAGACGGATGTCGGTCACTATCGTCTTGCACGCCTCCAGCTTGTCGGCGTCCGTGTAGGGCGGCGTCTGCGTGTCCTGCATAGCCACCAGCACGCGGACAAGTGACGCCATCAGCACGCCCGCCACGGCATCCGTGCCGTAGACGGCGCACAGGCGCACGACTGTGGGGGTTCTAACGGCTGCCGTGCTGAAGTTGTCGGCGCAGTAGCTCATTGTGTCGGGGTTGTATTTGTGCATCAGGTCAAGCGGCGATGTGCCTATTGTCTGCCTGATTTGAGCCGCCCACGGCTCGTTTGTTGCGGTTGCCGCTGGCTGCATAGCCGTGCGGCGGTATGATGTGATTTGCTCCATTTGTCGTTAATTTTTTGTCGGTTTGAATTGCTCGAAGTAGGCTGTTAACTGCTTGTCGGCTCTCGCCAGCTCGTTCTGTTTCCACGTCTGCACGTCTTGCGGCTGCTTCCGCTCGATGTCCGCTTTGATGCGTATAGCCCCCAGCAGGTGTGCAAGCGTTATGCCGCTGGCTGGCTCGTCCTGAAAATCCCAATCGCTGAACACCTCATCGGCCAGCCGCAGGGCGTCACCCAGCGGCAAGCGCGTGGAGCGCTGGAGCGCTTCTTGCTTGATGGGCGAAGTGTGCAGCTGCTTGCGCAACTCTTCGAGCTTTGCCGCCGCGCTTTCCTCCTTGCGTGCGCACGCGCCCGCGCCTTTTACCCCAACAAGTTCTTGTATATATACATTCTTGTATTGTTGGTTAGTTGCTTGGTTAGTTGCTTGGTTAGGCTCAGAAAACAACCCTTGGTAACTATCCCATTTACAAATCGTTATAATAGTTTGTTGCTTGGTTATTTCCTTGGTTATTTCCTTGGTTAGTTGCAAATGTTTCAACGCTGTGCGCACATTTTGCTCGCCTAACCCTGTCAACTTAACCAGCGTCCAGCGGCTTGTCAGTACTTGCCCAGCCTCCAGCGTGATGCCGTCAACCTCGTGCGGCTTGTGAGCCGCCAGCAGCAGCAGGTGGATAAACACGCTTAACGTGTTAGCGTCTTTGTGCCACTCCCAGCCCAGCAGGCGGCGGTGTAGCTTAATCCAGCCGTCCATCGCTTAGAGGTGCTTGTGGCGGTCGAAGAACTCGGCCACCTTTTGGTTCATTTCGCGGTTGCTCATTCTGTGGCCTGTCATTATCCAGCGCTCGAGGTCGCTGCGCTTGTAGTAGGTCATCTTGCCGTTGGGGCAATAGCTCGCTATATGCCCATCAACGCGCAATTGATATAACGCACGAGTGGACAAGCCTAAGAAATTGCACGCTTCCTTTGTAGTCAAGAAGTTTTTGTTGTAATACAGCTGGTCGGCGACTGCCGCCGCTATTTGGCGAATTTCGTCTTTTGTCATAATGGTAGATTTACAGCATAGGCATAGAGGCGGCGGTGATGCCGCCCGCTGCCTATGCCAAAGGTTTATTATTCGTTTTCCGCGTCAGCGCCCGCAAGTCTCTCTATCTCTTCCAGCAGGGCATAAATGGTGTTGTTGTACTCATCGGCACAAGTGCTGCTGACCCATTTGGCGCCCATCTGCTCGCAGAGCTTTGCTTTCTCGGCTTTCAGTGCGCAAATGCGGTTAAAGATAAGCATCGCCTTATCGGCATTTGTTGTAGGGGGATTGTCGCCGTCAGAAGTGGCGGCGGTGGCGTGTTTTTCAAGTCGGGTTAATACTTCTTCCATTCGCACATTATGAGCGGCCAGCGCCTCGTTATTGGCTTCGAGCGCCTCGTTATTGGCTTCGAGCGCCTCGTTATTGGCTTCGAGCGCGGCTGCCACTTCGTCAAGTGCGGGGCTGTGCGGCTCAACGTGGTAGGTATGTAGCAGTTTGTCAATGCGCTCACGAATGGCGTAGGCGGTTTGTCCCACGGCATCGCTGCCGGTTTCACGGACAAGCGTCAGCGCGTCTGAGAGTTTTGCTAACTCAGCAAATACAGGGCTGGCGGTGGCGTGCTGCATATCTTTGTAAATGCTTTCTCTTAGCTTTTCTAAGTCGACCGCAACGCCCATAATCTTAGCGATGGTGTAGTCAGGTTCTGTTTCCGCTTCTCGTTGAATTTTGTGGAGATTCTCAATCGCGGCGTTAACTTGGTTAATTGCGTCTGTTTTCGGGCGCGTTGCAAAATTGGCCGTTATGCCCTGCAACGCGTCCGCGCTGGTATAGATTTGTTTTTTAACTTCCGCCGCCGTGGAGTGGTCGAGCGTCTTTGCGGTCTTGATAAGGTCGTTAATAACCTCGGTAATTTGTTCTTTTGTTGTCATTTGTCGAAAATTTTAGACACAAAAAAGCCGTGGCGAAGGTTTGTCTAAGGAGTTTCGACGGCTCCTCGCAGCGGCTTTCGCACACACCGCAACCATGCCATGGCTGGAATATCGTTTCATAAAAAAGAGCCCAGCGCGGTGCTGCAAATGGATTAGATAAATCTCATAAGCGCGTAGACTCTACTACGCATAGCGTTGGGCTATATCGAAAAATTTAAGACGTTGCAAATATACACGCACAAAAAAGCAAAAGCAAGTATTTTCGTGAAATATTCAACAAAATACGTTATATGGAACACTTTTGCCGTTAAATGGGACAATCAAAGCAACTTTGCCGCTGGCAGTGTGGCGATTGCGGCCAGCTTCAGGGCGTTAGTCGCCCTCAAATACTTCTCGGTTGTGGCAATGCTGGAGTGTCCCATAAGCTCGCTTACTGTCTTGATGTCCGTGCCAGCAGCCAGCAGCAGCATAGCAAACGAATGGCGCGCGCAGTGCCACGTGATATGCTTGTTGATGCCCGCGGCCTCCACCCAGCGCCCCAGCTCTATGTTGCACGCGTAATTGCACGGCAGCCCATCAAACACAAGCCGCGAGCGGTCGCGCGGAGCTTTGCCAAGGGCGGCCGCCAGCGTGGGCGATATAGGCACGGTCACGGATGAGCGACTGGAGTGCTCGGCGGTCTTCCTTTGCGTGTACGACAGCAGCCCGTTGGCGGTGTCTATGCTGCGCCACGTTAGCGCGGCCACGTCACCCCAGCGCATGCCCGTGTAGAGGCTCACCACGAAAGCGCGGCGCACAAGCGGCTGGACGCTTTGGCATTCGGTAGCCAGCAGCCGCGCCACCTCGTCAGCGCTTAGGATGTCTTTGCGCAGCGCGTGAACGTCACACGCTATGCGCACGCCCTCGCACGGGTAGCATTCGAGCGCGCCAGCCTTAACCGCCGCGCGGCACAGATGCCGAAAACGCAGCAGATATCCCCAGGCGGTTGTCGACTTGTAGGTCGAGCGCAGCCACGCGGCAAAGCCCTCCGCTATGTCGCGGCTCATCATCTCGGGCGGCAATGTCGCCGACAAGCCGCGCAACTTTGAGGTGCCAGCGAGGTATCGCCCGAACGCCGCCGCCGTGTTCCTCATCACACGGCATCGCCCGCGGTCGTGGCCAGCCGCGTAGTCGGCAAACCATTGCAGCAGGTCGCCGCACCGCTCAGACGGCTGCAGGTCAGTCGGCAGCCTGTATCCTTTGCGGCGCTCGAGCAAATTCTGCTCCGCCTCGTTGCGCAGCCGCCGCGCCAGCTCCATTGTTGCGCGGTTCTCGCTTTTCTGCTTGACGTTTGCCGGATTGCCCCAAAGCGTCAGCCCCATAGAGGTGCGGCGGCGGATAACTTTGCTTTTGCCGTCAACCTCCACGCGCCCGAAGTAGTAGTCAAGGTAGAGGCGTATATTCCCATCGCGTAATTTTTTTTGCTTGATTTTTGGATTGTCTGTTACTTTGTCAGTAACTTTGCCGTTGCTGTAATCAGTGTTCATTTGTCGTGTAATTTGGTTTGCGGCAAAGGTACAAAAAAAGCATCACGGGTGTAACTGAGGTGTAACAAATTTGTTAAAAACGGCATAAATCAGCCGACAATTGCCGAAAGCGCAAATCATACAACCTCCTGAGTTACAGGCCGAATGCGGCAAATGAAAGCAGGTTGCGGCAATGCACAAATTTTTTGTGTAAGTTTGCAACTTCGTCTGTATATCAGAGCATTAACCCCAACGGGTGTAACAGGCGGGCAACAAAATTAAAATAGCCCAATATCTTCATCTTATTTTTTGATTGTTTTTTTGATATGTCATTAGAGTGATTTTCGTAATTTTATGTGTAATTGGTTAAAGTGTGAGGTGCTGGCGCGTGAGCGTAGGCACTTTTTTTTTGCTCCCGCATTTATGTCGCCAGCAAAGAATAGCGGCGAAATATATGCAAAATTTAATGGAATTATGCAAAAAACATCTGCAACCGCGCGCGAAACAAACACGCGCCCGCACCAGCAAAAAAAACGGCCAATGCGCGGGCGCGTGTGCGCGCGTGTAGGAATTTCAAAACCTCCTTGCGTGTAAAGGAGAGCGGGGCGGGGTATGCAGCCCCCGTCCTCCAAAATTTCACCCCCCTACCCCTTATCGTTGCAGCTGGTGTGGCGGTCGAGCGTGTCTGTTATATGCTGCTTGAAATCAGAGAGTTTGCCACGAACGTAGATGCTAACACCCAGCAGCGAGCCGCCAGCGATGAACGCCTGCGCAATGTATGTCAGCACGCCATCTGCGATGTCGTGGTTGTTCAGAAAAAAAGATATAAACGCTATTCCAATGCCGCTGGCGATTAGTAGCGTTGCGAGGGTGTATTGCCATTGCTCGCGGCCGCTCATCGGTGTCTTGTCCATCGTTCCGTTGTATTTGTTTGTGTGTATAAATATACGCTATTCTTGCATAATATGCAAGTGGGTGCGATACCATAAAGCCGTCAAAGCAACTGCGTCTCTGTGCCGTCCTCCGCGCGCCTGAAGATGCCCGCTGGTCTTACAACGAGTCCAGCGCCGTCAGCCGTCAGCTGCAAGCGGTCGGCATAGGCAAGCAGCTGGCAGGCCGCGCCCCCGAAGTAGCGGGTCGTGCCATCGCCCTGCGTGCCCTTGATGTACAGCCGCACCGTTTGGCTTGTGCTCCCAACCTCAACGCGATAGGTCGCTTGGAACGTGAACGTATAGGTGAACGTGTCGCCCATCGTGTTGGCGTCCTCCAGCGGCAATTGCCACACATCGCCGCCAATGTTGACGGCCTCGGGCTTGTCTGCTATTATGTCGTGAACAGTGTCGTCAGTGCTGGCGGCTTTCGCCCTGCCCGTTATCACTTGTCCCACGTCATAGTATAGATGCTGTTCCAGCAGCGTCACGCCATTGCTGGCGGTGATGCCTGCCTTGACGCGGAGCATAGCGCCCGCGGTACTGTTGCTCACCGTTACGCGGGCGGTCGTGTCCCATAGCGTTTGCGTGGTGCTGGCCACGCTGGTGTCGTAGGTGATGCCATCGCCTATGGTGTCAGTCATTGGGGCGGTCTTGTCCACCTTGTCGGCCACGTTGCGCAACACCATCATCCATTCGGGGGTGGCTGCATCACCGCCAACGCCCAGCATAGCGCCGCGCCCGTTGTCGTACACATTGGTCATCAGCGTGTCAGTCACCACCGCGCCCAGCCTCAACGTATGGCCGTTGTTGGTGTCGTCATCATCTTTGCGGATCATTGCCGCGGTGATGCTGGCCAACTGCTGGCGCAGCTGTGCCACCTCGCTGCGCAGGCTTTCAATATCGCCCGCGTTGCCGTCAATGGCAGATATGACGCCCGAAAGATCAACGGACGCCCCCGCGGCTGACGAGCCGCCCACGGCGTTGCCGCCGCCACTGCTGGCGGTCGTGCCTTGGCGCACGTTTGTTTTGGTTAACTTCATTTCTTCTCGATTAAATTGTATGTGATTGAGTTGAGCCGATAGTCGATTGCAAAGCTGTCAACAACAAACGATTTGTCGGGCAACGAGCGTTGAGTGACGAGCGCCCACGGCTGTAAGGCGGTGTGGAGTGTTTCAGCGACTACAAAGCCCGTGCCGCGATATTGCTTGTAACACCTATACACGTGCCAGCTTTCCAGCCGCAACCCAGCGGTGGCCGCGGAGTTGTCCCAAATGGTCGAGGACGACAAAAGGTCATCGCCCATCAGCGGCAAGCAGTAGCAGCGGTCGAGGTACTTGTAGCCGTCAGCGCCGCGCCAGCAAACACACGAGTAATTAGGCTTCTTGTCGTCCCACGTGCATAGCTTAAACTCTATATCGTCCAGCGCCTCCGTATAGCTGTCATCGGTTATAATGCTGTAACTTGTGTCGGTGTCTGTTTCGCTGCCAGCGGTCTTTGCCTTGACCGCGAAATCCTGCAATAACACCACCTGCGTTTTGTACTTAAAAAACGCTGTGCCGCTGTCTGTGCCGTTGTCATACGCCACGCTGTACCCGTATGGATTGCCGACAATCAGCTGCACAGTGTCGGCCAAAGTCGGCAGCGTTGCCAGCGGTATTGCAAACCCCTCCTCGTCCAGCCCCGCGCGCCAATTAACGTTGTTGCAGATTTTCAGCGGCTGCCCCATCACCTCTGCAACGGGCTTGCTTTCCTTTGGCAGCATAAAAGGCAGCGCAAACCAGCGCGCAGAGGTCTGCCAGCCTCCTGTATAGATGCCGTCATCGTTCTGCGCCTTGTATGGGTTGTAGTAGTAGCCGCCGCATTTCACCTGCACATCGAAGTAACACCTATCGCCGTATATGTTGTTGCTGGTCGATTTGCTGACGCTGTAGGTGTCGGGGAAATAGTGTTCGCGGTCTTGGATAATCACGCTGCCAGTGATGAGCAGATAATTATTTTTTCCGCCCATAAAGGCGGCATTCTTGCCCGTGGCGGGCGTGCTGAACATCACATTGTGCCGCGGAGACGGGTTGCTGTTCTCGATTAAGTAGCCGCTTTCATCGCGCCCGCTCGTCCACGACTTTATGGCCGTGCGCTGCGTAGTGTCGTGCCACGGCATCATAATGTAGTCAGTGTAGTTCAGTGTTGCCGTTGAGGTGTCCAGCGCGTCCACATCGCTGTCATCGGTTGTCTTGACCATCGACCGCACGGGGAAAGCACCTATATTGTTGACCGCGGTGGAGTAATCAACACTTGAGAAGTCGAAAAGCGGTGAAGTCATTTTGCCCACTTCCCCGCGCTTGATGAGCGTGCCCGCGGTGTTAAACTGCGCTTGGTCGAGAGTGTAGATGTTAAACGTCCAACCATCTGCCGCCCACCACTGTTGCCAAACTGCGTAACGGCGCTTTTGGTCATCGCTGTATGGATAATGGATGAACTCTCCGCGGCTGTCACCGCTGCCGTAGGCGGTGCGCTTGGTGGCCTCGAGGCTGGCATTCTGCGCTGGAATGTCGGGCAGCTCGCCCACGCTCGTAACGTTGCGCCCGCCGTCGAAGATAGACGGCACGGCATAGTCGTAGGTGTTTAACTTGTCAACGACCGTTATTTTGTTGTAGGTCTTATCCAGCGTTATAGAGGTGTCGGCGCTGGCGCTGTCTGCCGCTGTAACCTCGTGCGTTGCCGTGAGCATCACACGCGCCCCAGCCAGCGGATATTTGCCCGCGGCGTTGGGAGCGACTACCATATAGCGGTGGTAGTAGTTGTAGCCAGCCTTGATGGCGTCATAGTCCAGCAGATAGACGCTATCACCATAGGCCACCGCAGAGTAGCCAAGGTAGCGGCATATAGCCTCCAGCACGTCATTGCACGCCCACGCCCTGTCGCGGTCGGTGTCGCCGTCAGAGGCGAAGAAATTGCACTCGCTCACCCACAGCAGCGCCAGCACGCCATCAGTGCCCGCCGTGGCCAGCTGCACCGCGTCACTGACGTAAAAGTATTTGTAACAGCCGCAGCGATACAGCAGCGCGCCCACAATGTCCAGCAGGCGGCGCACCTCCTTTGTCACGCCATCGGTGCTGGTCGTGCCGTTGCGCCACATCACGTCAGTGTATTTGTAATATTGCAGCGTAGCGAGGCCGTCAATGGCTTCAAGCTGCAATTCCTCAACCATCGCGGCAAAAGGCTGCGTGTAGGTGTTTGGCGTGGCGTAGCCGCACCACTCAACGGCGGCGGTTATCTCTTCGCCTCCTGTCCACTCATCGGTGGTCACGTTGGTATTTGTGGCGGG